TACAACACAAAGGTTCTTACACAGGCACTAAATGGTCAAATCATGGCTGTTGATCAAACAATTAGACCTCAGATGGTAGCTAACTTAGGTAGGAGTGTTATTGTAGGTAGAAAGCATGGTGTAAATGATATTTATCAGAACGTTGCTATTGACTCAGAAGGTAGATTGGAATTAGCTTTTCCTAAGACAGCTTTTGGTGAGCTTAAAACAGAGTCAGAAACACCAGTATTTCAAGCTAGTTTCCCTTACCCTACAATCAACTCACATATCTGGAATCAGACATTAAGTGGTACAGCAGGTATTGAAGCTGTTAGTAGTGTATTGAGTGTTAGTGCACTTGCTGCATCAAGCTCAGCTGAACTTGTAAGTATTAAGAATGTAAAGTATAGGCCTGGTCAGGGTATTAACATTAAGTTTACAGCTATCTTTACTACACCAGTTACTGGCACTCATCAAGAGATAGGACTTGGTGATACAGAAGATGGCTTTTTCGTCAAAGCAGATGTAACCGGGTATGGTGTTTGCAGACGACGTGGTGGTGTAGATATAATAACTAATCAGTCTGACTGGAACCTTGATCCAGCTGATGGTACACAAGTGCTACCAGCTATTGACTTCACGAAGGGTAATGTATTTAGTATCAGTTATCAGTGGTTAGGATTCGGTGCTATTGTATACAATATTGAAGATCCAGTGACAGGTGATTTTATTCCTATTCATATTGATAGGTATGCTGGTACAGAAGCTTTACCATCAGTATTCAACCCTACACTACCATTTAGAGTATATGCAGAGAATACTTCAAGTAGTGTACCTCTCAAACTTAGTACTTCTAGTATGGCAGCTTTTGTTGAAGGTGAGATTGTTCTTGATGGTCCAGAACATGCTATATTTAATGATGTGTATGATGATACTACTAATGATGTCTTTGCTATTGCTCTTCAAAACAAATCAACCTATGCAGGTCTAACAAATAGAGTACCAATCCATCTTGAGAGACTAGCTGTTGCAAACCCACTTAACAAATCAGCTGTTGTTGAGATTTTCAGAGATGTGGATGTTAGTGCATTAACATTCACTGATATATCTACAGATAGTGTTGTATCATATGCATCTGGTGGATCTGTATCACCTCCTCTTAGCTCACTTGTAACTGTGGAAATAGTACCATCAAATAATGGTATTAATATTGATCTTAAGAACAAAGATATCTTCCCTTCTGAGAACTATGTTGTGATGGTGAAGATGGATGGTAGCCCTAATACAGCAGATCCAATGACCTTCTCACTCACTTGGCAAGAAGACTTTTAAGAGTATCTATTACATCTTAAAAACAAAAAAGCCGCTCTTTGAGCGGCTTTTTTTTATTTCTTCTTTTTAACTACTTTCTTTTTAGTAGCCTTCTTAACGGCTTTCTTTCTTGGCTTTCGTCTGTCTTCAATGAGTGTAACCTTCTTCTCAGGTACTCTCTTAACAGCTTTCTCTATTGTTTTCTTAACAGCCTTCTTTGGCTCAGGCTTATCCATTGCTTTGAATAATACCTCTACCTTTGGTTTTCCAGCTGCTTTCCAACACTCACAACATCTAAACGAGCGGAACCCTTTTATCTTCTGTGAACTATGACAGCAAGGGCACCACTTCGTGGTAGGTACTTCTTTAGCCATTAGAGATAACGTTGAGTGTATGTATCTTCGCTTTCAACACTCTCTTCAGTGCTTTCAGCAACTACCTCTTCATCTTCTTCTTTAACTGGACCTTCACTATTACCATGTTTAGGAAGCTCAGGAACTTCTTCAGGCTTGATAGTAACTTTATCATCACGCTTCTGTACTTCTGGAATTGGTGCAAGATTGTCACCAAAGTCGACTGGAACTCCAAGCGCAGTTGGAATACGAATCTTACCTACAAGGCGACCACCACCATGATCAGAAGCAACTACAACATCACCACTGTCTCCATTAACTTGAGAAACACGTGTGTGAAGACCAGAATCAATCATTGAGTCAATAACCTCTTTAACATTGCCTGGAAGAGCTTTATACGCTTCATGACTCTTGAAGTCACTATTAAATTTAAACACATCACCAACAAGGAAACCTTGCTGCTCGTAACGACTCTCGTATTTCTCGAGAAGATTAAGAAATTTTTTGTCTTTAGCCATACTATTATTTAGTCAGTAGTATAAATATTTATACAACTTTATGGCAGTTAGATTAGACAACCTCAAATTAACATCAATCGAAAAGAATTCTCTTGATAGTGGCTACTTGTACAAAGATATAAAGTTCGATGTTACATTAAGTCGCTTTAATAAAGGTGAGCTTTACTCGAATCCATCACCTGAAGATCTTGGTGAATTGCAAGACGGTCAGTCTGTTATTAACTCGATTAAGAACATACTCACAACAACACCAGGTCAGAAGCTTCTTAATCCAGCACTTGGATTAGACTTTAGAAGCTACCTCTTCGAGCCTGTTAACACTACAACATCTTACTTCCTCGGGCACTACATATACAATAACTTAGGTGTACAAGAACCACGTGTTATTTTAGAAGCTGTAGAGATAGAAGGTAATCCAGATGAGAGTCAATATGAAATTGAGATAAGCTTTAGTATTCCGAAGCTTGACATCTACAACCTATCTCTTAATGCTTCCCTTAACAAGGATGGATATGTAATTGTGTAGATTTCTAGACTTTT